AGGGGTACGTAGTCAGATTTGATAACGGACTTCGTGTCAAGATTAAGTTTGAGGAATACCTACGGTTGCATCGCATTATCACCAATGTTACAGCGCGTGACATTTGGTGGAAGCTTCGTAACAATGAGTCTATAGACGAGTTTTTGGAGCTAGTTCCAGACGAGTTCTATGACTGGGTACGTGCGACACAAGATAAGTTGCATAGAGCCTACATGGATATTCTTATGCATGTTAGTGGTGTAATAAACAAGGAGATTACAAAGCGTAATCCTCCTCTAACACGTAAACAATTAGCAATCAAGTATAAGGACTATGACTACAAGGCTGTCATGTTTCAGATGCTTGATAATAAAGAATATAAAGAGACCATCTGGCGAATGGTTAGACCAGAGGCGACCAAGCCTTTTTGGGGAGACCAGTCATGCGGCTCATAGGCGCGCTAAGTTTGCCACGAGAAAAACTGTTGGAGTTCCAAGCTGATGCTTTTAAGAAGCTCATGATTGGAGCGTTGACAACAGCAAAACTTGACACGATGGCAAGCGCGCAAAGAGCTTTGAACGCATATATGGTTCTTGAACAAGGTATTTTACCCAAGGATGAAAGCGTGCTTGCGTGGCTACAAGAAAACGAAGGTGACGTAATTGGTTTGATGATTTTTCAGGTTGCGCCCGGCAACTGGAAATTTGTACTAGCCGCAGGAACACAAGCAGAACTGCGGCAGATAGGAGAAAGTTATAATGGCTAGGAAAGTAATCATACTGAAAGGACTGCCTGCGTCTGGTAAGTCTACGTGGGCAAAGCAAAAAGTGCTTGAGAGTCAAGGTTCGTATAAGCGTGTGAACAAAGACGACCTGCGCGATATGATTGACGGCGGTAAGTGGAGCAAGGGCAACGAAAAGTTTGTTCTTACAATGCGCAACTCCCTCATTTGGGAGGCTTTACGAGATGGTAAGAACGTTATTGTTGATGACACCAACTTAGCACCAAAACACGAGGATGATATTCGCTGTCTTGTTGAGGACTTTGGAGATGCAAACAATTGCACAGTTACGGTTGAGGTGAAAACCTTTGATACAAGCGTGGACGAATGTATTGAAAGAGACCTCAAGCGAGAAAAGTCTGTTGGTGCTGACGTTATCATTAAGATGGCCCGTCAATGGTCACCGGACGGTGAATACAGCGCCAAGGGTGCAATCCCCGAGTTAGACCTTGAGGAATTTGCGCGCAATGAATTGCCCGGCTGTGTTATCTTTGACCTAGATGGCACGGCTGCCATTATGGGTGACCGTTCACCTTACGACGCAAGTCGTTGTGACGAGATTGATAGACCAAATCATCCTCTGTTGCTTATCCTATACGCATTGCGTATTGAGAATCCAGACATGCGCTTAATAGCAATGTCTGGTCGTAGCTCTGAATATAGAGATGCTACGCTGCGCTTCTTAAACAAACACAAGATTCAATTTGACGACCTATACATGAGAGCCAAAGGTGACAATCGTAAGGATGCTGTCATTAAGGGCGAACTCTATGAGGAACACGTCAAGGGTAAATACAACGTCGTAGTTGTGTTTGATGACCGTAATCAAATGGTCGATTACTGGAGACAGGAAGCTGGAGTGCCATGCTTCCAAGTAAACTATGGAGATTTCTAATGAGATGGCCAGTACCTAGTTACGGTGATACAAAAATAGTTACTAAATTTATGTGGTTGCCAATTTCTGCTGGTAATGAAACTAGATGGTTGGAAACCGCAACAATTTTATATCACTACACTGGCATAATTTGGACACCAATTAAATTTTTAGACAAGGAGGAATAATAGTGCCTGTACCAGAAGGAACAAAGGTTTTGGTTCTCAACGATGATTACGTTCCACTAAATGCGGTACACTGGAAAAAGGCAATGAAAAGACTATTTGAGTCACCCTGTGTGAGATGCGACAGTCGTGGATTCGTGTTCATCAATGGTGTGCGAAAGAAATGTAGTTATTGCAATGGAACTGGCATATTGCCTCCATCCACATGTGCGGAATATTTCGACGAGGGATATTCTGTGAGAGATGGTAAAGGCAATGAGCACTTAGTGCCAGCGGTCATTGTTAATTCTCACCACGTAAGTCGCAAGCACAGAAAAGTGCCCTTTTCCAAACCCAACGTATTACGACGAGATGGTTTCCGTTGTCAGTTCTGTGGTAAACAATTTCCTCCACACGAACTAACAATGGACCATGTTGTGCCACGTAGTAAGTGGAATGGAAACGACACTCCAACGTGTTGGAAAAATATCGTAGCGGCATGCCTAAAGTGTAACCACACAAAAGCTGACCGCACACCAGAACAAGCGGGGATGCCGCTTAAAAAACTTGTGAGAGGTAAGTGGGTCACATATAAGAAGCCCAAAACTCCCACGTCCCAAGAAATAGCACTTGGGTTGACGTACCGTAATATTCCCAAAGAATGGGAAGTTTATGTAGCACCTTTCAGAAAAAGTTTGCCTGGAAGTTGACAATTGGCGAAGCTGGCTTGTATAATACTATGGGCCAGTTTTGCCATTTTTTTGGAGTATGGAGTTCATATACTCAATCTGTTCAGTCGGATTTCAATTTGTCACTCCATGCTCTTTTTCCAACTATGTACACATAGGTAAGTATAAATGATTACGTATGAATATGAATGCTCTGAGTGTAACGCAAACTTTGATGTAATGCAAAGTATTAAAGATGACCCATTTACTGTGTGTCCAGAATGTGAGCAGGAAAGCCTGCATCGTGTTTTACACTCGCCATTACATGTACAAATAAAGGGAGAGCCCACCACCGTTGGGCAGTTGGCCGAAAGAAATGCGAAGCGTATGTCCAAGGAAGAGATGGATATGGTGCAGCAACGCTATAAGACGGCGAAAACTATCGACCGTATACCTGACCACTTAAAGCCAAAGACCATAGAAAACGAATCTTTACCGGAGAAACCACAATGGATGAAAGACGGACAGACAAAAACCACCAAAGAAGTGATAGCGATGACCCCAGAGCAGACCAAGAAGTATGTTCAGGAGGGGAAATAAGCAGGAGAGAGGCCCTGTCCGCGCTAGGAGCGCTTGCAGTTTTAATGGGTGTCTCATGTACGCCTAAAGACTTAGACGCCTCAGAACCGCCCCCTGCGTGGCTTACAGACGATACGTTGGCCAATTACACCACCACCCACTCTGCACAAGATGTTCTAACAGTAAAGGAAATGTTGGAACTTATTGAGGAATTCCGCTTACAACAAACTGAACCAGATATGAGTGATTGTATTCACATGTTGAATCCTGATAGAATGTGTGACATGAAAGGTCACACTGTCATGGGTCGTGTAGAAAACCACCCAGATAAATCACCGGGACTTTCATACAAAATATCACCAATAGTTAGGAACCACGCATGAAAAGAAGAGATTTTCTAAAAAGGTTAGCAGCAGTCTGCGCCGCTCCGGTGGCCCTGGCAATAACCCCCACACCATCTCCTGCTAAAGAACTAGTCGGAACGGCTAGCACTAAATCTGCGATAAAGATTAAACCAGAACACATTGAGGTTATTAAGGGTCTTGGTAAGGCAGCCGACAAAGCAGCAAAAGCCACTAGGGATTTCTCCGAAGGATTTTATGGCTGGGCAGAGCATGGCTATGCCGTATTGGATAACCGCCGCATTCTTCTTGGTGATATGAGCCAAGAGGCTATCGACGATATTAAAGATTGGAGTGTTGACCAAGTAGATGACACTACGCGCAAAGAAATACTTGGACAGGAAGTAGAAGACATCAAACTACATAGCGTGTCTATGCTTGACGAAGACGGTGCATATACAATACCCGGCTGTTCATTGCCAACAAAACCAATTATTGAGGGAGAACCAATAGTGTTTCGCATCCCACGCAATACTGAATCTAAAATTGCCGACATCGCAACAACCATCAAAGAGCCATATGCCAAATATGTAAACTTCCCAGTAGAAACCACGGAAGAAATCAAATGTCCGAACAAACAACAATAAAATCAGACGGAACTCGTGTTACAGATAGGACACCCCCAGTAGAACCAAAGCTTGATGAACCATGTCAAGCTATTGTTCTTACGACAATCACCGTGTGTGAGCCTATGACAGATGGCACATGGAGATTGGTGTCTGCATTTAATGATAACTACAACATTATACTTGACACACGCGAACCAGAACAAGCCAAACAAGAAGTTATATTACGACTCAAGGAGATAAAGCAAGAATGGGACGAGAAGAGACGTATCGTGAGCTTAGGGGACTTGCTGAACACAGAGACGAAGAGTTCATAGAAGATGGCTCCAAGGTCATTATCAAATGTTCAAATTGTGAAGAAGCCTTGGTTGAAATCTGGGTTGTCCGACCTAATGCTCAGATGTTATCTAAAATTGTAGCAGAATGCCCTCATTGTGGAGACAAATCTTTCTTAGAAGAAATAAGTGGACAATTTTGCGTTGGCAAAGTAGAGTCCGGCCGCACGCTTTTGATAGACACACCAACAACTTATGACACATCTGAATCAGGAATGTTGATTCAGAACATCACCATAAAAACAGAAAAGGGAGAAGTATGAGCGAAAGTCAAAATCAATTTATAATGAACCCAGATGGTAAAACTCCTGTAGACGGTTTCATTCCACACATTGTTGAAGAGGTTGGATATGGTATTGACACGGCTATAGACACCATTACTGGACAAACAGGTCTAGTCCCAATCCCAACCAAGTCTGTAGTGGGAGTTAGTGGTCAAGAACGTATTATTGATAATCCACACTGTTATGCTAAGATTATCAAATTTGAGGGAGATGAAGAGTATACATTTTATGTGCGTATGAATGGTAGAGGTGACGTGTCTGACCCATGGGGTTTATATGGAGACAGTGCTCAAAATGCGCGCATAGCCAATCATACTGGTCGCCCAGAATGGGAATTTCGTCGTGTGCGCGAACGCGCAATCATGTCATTCCTAAAGTATTTAGTCACGCGCAATGGCGCACACCTACGAGCATGTGAAAGGGATATTAGAGATGCCTAGAGAATTAAGCAAAGCCGAACAAACGTACATTGAAGCCAATCATGACAAGATGACTCCAGCACAAATCTGTGCTGATATGCCTGGAGTTGGCACAAAAACTGTGGAAAAATTCATTGAAACCTCCATCTTACCAGAGATGAAGCAGGATGAAACACCAGAGGAACGCCAGGAGACGCTTCAAAAGAAAACTGGTCTTACGGCTGGTAAGTTAATGGCACGAGACCCAGAGCGCGGTATTGTAGCTATGACACCAGGAGCTTCTGAATTGGCTGACGCCAGACGTAAAGTAAATACACCCACCAAAAAACAAGCAGCACAACGACAAGAGGGACGTATTCACATTATGAACAAAAATGAGAAAGTTCACTAACATGTCGATTCCAGCAGAATATGAATTATGCACGAAAGGCAAAGACAACTTTGTCATGGATAAGTGTGTATGGATAATTGAATTGAAGGATGGCACAAGAGTCTTCCAAGACGATAATCGTCCAGGCGCTAAAGAGCCAAGCGCATGGAAGCGTCTAGATGCATATATACGTGATAATCCTGAGAATAAAATTCATCGCATGTTCTTAAAGTTTGGAACTCATTTGGTTGAGATGCCTCAAGAACAACCTTTTTATTACTATTCTAGAGCTATAATTCAACACACAGGAATGGACGACGGTTTGCATTTTCATGTGGTTGGATGTCTAAACGACAATGGTGATGTTGAGTGCTTGTGGTATAAGATACCAGAGCTAATAGTGGCCGACGAGAGGCTGAAAAAAATCTCGGATTGTCGCCCAGAACAACTCATTGGGGACTTGACAGGCTGTTAGTTCGCTGTATAATAGGGTATGGGTAAGAACAGAACAGATGCAAGTCGATATCCGTCTCGCTATGACGGAGGATGGGTAACTCAGGCTCAGTACATTACTGAATGTCTGTGCGTACTAATTGCTAAAGCAGAGAAAAAAGACCTACAACCAAAGTTCTGGAAACATGAACCTTGGGAATCTATATTTCGTAGACAAGTGCCGCTGGCCGTTAAGCTCCTAAAGAAGCATCCAATTGAAGTGATTCTTTCAGCAATGAGAGATAAGCGATGTTGGAAGATGCGTTCTTTTGGAGCTAATTGGCTATTAGGACCATTGCTAGCGGAGAAACAGCGAGCGCATGACGCACAATTGGCACAGCAATCGGACAAAGTGTTGACAAAAACATCGACTGTTCAGCAACCTCGTCGTCCTAAAAAGAAGACGGGTAAGAAATCACTATTCTCACAATTGAAAGAGGCTGAACAATGACAGAAATTTCCAAAGACTTAATCAAAAAATATGGCGAAGCAGCGTTTATTTCAGGTGATACACTATCAGAATATACTAATGACACCATTCATGTGAGCCCATATGTTGATTTAATCCTTGGCGGAGGTATTCCTGGTGGAAGTGTAGTGACATTAGCAGGAGACCCTAAGTGTGGAAAGACAGTTACAGCACTACACATTTTAGGTAAAGCACAGGAAATGGGTAGGCCCACCTACTTTGTCAACGTGGAGGGCCGCATCAAGCCGCGAGACCTCAATGGTATTTCCTGCTTAGACCCAAGTAAACTCACCATTATTCGTTCCTATCGCGGAGAAGATGGTGAAAGTCACATCTTTACAGCTTCGGAGTTTCTGGAAATAGTAGAGAACGTTATCCACAATGTTCCTGGCGCTGTTATAGTTATCGATTCTATATCACAACTGGTCACATCTGGCGAAATAGAAAACGACCTTAGCACACAAGACCGTGCCCCTGGTGCCAAATTAATGTCTAAGTTCTGTCGGAGACTGTCTAATGTTATTCCTGTAAATGACATTGTTCTAGTAGGCATCCTACACTTCATTGCCAACACCAGCGGATTTGGTAAGGCCAAGCATGCCAGTGGTGGAAACAAAATCAAGTATGCTATGGATATTGGCCTAGAGTGTAAAACTTTCAAGCTTATCCGCGAGGGTGGCACAGAAGAAGGTCGTCCAATAGGACAAAGTGTTGACTGGATTACCACTTCCACAGCATTTGCCCCACCTGGACAACGCGCAACATCAACTATCACATATGGTGTTGGTATTGACGAATTGCACGAAATGGTAGAGATGGCAATTGAGTTTGGCTTCATAGTTCAGTCAGGTTCATGGTTCAAACTAGCATATATGAAGAACGTTCTTAGCGAAGAAGATTATGACGAAAAGCTATACAAGGTTCAAGGTAAAGCTAAGTTGGTTCAACGACTAAGGGATGTTGAGCGTGAACGTGTTGAGCTACAAGAAGTGTTTAATCAAATGTTGGGGACTTAACATGCGCGTTGTAGACTTAAAAGGAAAATCTCACCCGTGGCCTCCATCAGGACACACGGTGGATTTTAATGACACTAGACCTCGTTCAGAATTACACTTGCGTTGTCGAGCACTTCTGCGGCAGATGTATCCTACGCAACAAATTTTAGAGGAAGTGCCTATACCTGGATGCCGACTTTTCTGTGATTTCTATTTACCATTCCGTAAAGTTGTCATAGAATGTCATGGTCGGCAGCACTACGAATTCGTACCACACTTCCACGGTGACCGTTTCGGATTCGCACAGGCAAATAAAAGAGACCAAAATAAGCGCGACTGGTGTCAGAATAATAACATACGCATGGCCATACTACCTTTTTCGGAGACGGATAATGAGTGGAGAGAACGAATCGAAAACGCAGAAGACTGAGACTGTAGAAGAAAAGCACGGTCGCATACAAATGCTTATCAAGCGGTATCCATCCGAAGTCGGCCTTGGATTATTGAGACCAGCTAATGAAGTTGAACGTTTCTTAACCATGACAAGCACTGAACTACGAAGGTTAAGCGCGGAAGAGTGTGGCGAGGCATCTATTATTATCAACCAAGAGGCCACTTATATTCAGCTACAACTCAACATGATTAAAGCTGATATCAATTGGTGTAACAAATACATCGAATGGTTAATAGCACGTACAATCACACAGTATGGCACTAAGTACACGCCGTTTGAATACCGTAGATTGTTGGCCAGTAGAGATAATGACGTTGCTATGAAACTACATCAAATCATAGCAAATGCCGAAGCTAAAGCTGAATGTCTTGCTTACATACCCAATCAACTAACGGCTGCCGCTAAGTCATTTTCTGAACTACAACAGACAAAGAGGAGTCAAAAACTATGAGCAAAACAGTAAAAGAAATATTCCATGATGGCATAGCCAGTGGTAATTGGTCTGAAATTCGCAAGGTGTATCAGGCTATCACTGGAGAAGAAGCGCCACCAACAAGACAGCCAATGCAAAAGAGTCTTGATGACATTCTTAATTCTACAGTTATGACGCCAGAGGAACTCCATGACCCCGAACACTATGTGAATCCAAACGCAAATCCATTGCCAGCTAATGTGATTGAAGTTTCTGAGACTTCTATTGAAGCACAAAGAGAAGCAGAAGCACTTGTTCCAATGGGACACGATATGATTCAAACTAAGGACGGTGATGTTGACATGGAAGATTTCCGCGTTGTAAATACCGGAGCAAAAATACAACAACGCGAGGGAGACAAGGTGTATTGTCGACAAGAAGAAATAGCAAAACAGGACCGTGTAAATCAGTTCAGTGATGATGGAGAAAATGTTAGCGACCCAAAAGGTGCTATGCAAGCATTCCAAGAAGAACTTGTGACAAGGCATCCAGAGCTAGGTTCTAAGGGAGTTAGCACAACCGACAGAGACACTGGTTCACTGGTAGAAGTGCAATGCTCCCTGTGTGAAAAATGGGAAAGGGTTTCCCCAATGTTGGCTAGCAGATATGATAAAGACCCGGAAAAAAACACGTATCGCTGTAATGATTGTAATACACCAACCGGTCGCGATAGAGTGTTGAGACAACAACGTAGAGATGAAATGGATGGAAAGCGTCGTCCCAACAGGAGATTTTAAGCATGCGTGAAGAGTTAATGGCTGACCGTGCTGCTGAACGCGCTGTGTTGGTTGGACTATTTCAATACGGGGAAGATGCATATTTAGATGTTGCTGACTTTATTGACAGCGGTAGCTTTACCGATGTTCTTAATGAGGCAACGTTCAAATGTATTAAACACATGTATGAAAAGAAGGATATGGTTAAGTTTGACCAAACATCTCTTCTTGCATGTGCTAGTGAACTTGGATATGACACGTTCTTTGAAACGAAGTCTGACTTACAACACCTGCGCAGTCTGATGAACGGACGTGTCTTGTTAGAAAACGTTAGAACATGGGCTGCACAAGTGCGCAAGCTACAGGTTGGACGTTTACTGCGAGACCAGCTTAAACAAGCGGCGCTAACACTAGAGGATATCAAAGGCACAGAGTCTATTGAATCCATTCTGGGTATTGCTGAAAGCGTAGTGTTTGATTTTAGTTCAATGCTACACAACGAAGAGACTTCGACACCACAACTTATTGGTGAAGGTCTTCGTGATTACCTAGACGAGCTAGAATCAAACCCAGTAGAGATTGTCGGTATTAGCAGTGGAATGCCATACTACGACCAGTCCATCGGCGGTGGTTTCCGTCGCAAGACAGTGTCTTTGATGGGGGCGCGCCCAAAAACTGGTAAGTCTATGGTGTCCGCAAACATCGGTCTACACGTAGCTAAAAACCTTGGTATCCCAGTCTTGTATCTTGACACTGAAATGTGTAAAGAAGACCACTGGACTCGCATGTTGCCAAACCTATGCATGGATTACAATGTAAAGGTCACTATTGACGAGCTTGAAACTGGCCAGTATTCGCTTAACGCATTTAAGCAAGGGAAGGTAAGGGAAGTCGCTGAGATTCTCACCGGAACAGATGAAAACGCTCCGTTGCCATTACACTATCTCAATGTATCTGGTAAGCCATTTGAAGAGATTATCTCTATTATGCGCAGATGGGTTACAAAAGAGGTGGGATTTGATGAGAATGGTGTTAGAAATGATTGTCTTATCATATATGATTATATGAAAATGATGAGTGGTGAAGGGCTGAATGACAGCATGAGAGAATATCAAGTGCTCGGCTTCATGATGACTGCCTTGCATAACTTCGCTGTTCGACATGATGTGCCTGTGTTTAGCCTTATCCAGTTGAATAGAGACGGTATTGACCGCGAGTCTACTGACGTTATTGCTGGTTCCGACCGTATCTTGTGGCTTGTAACAAACTTCACTGTCTATAAAACAAAGACACCAGAAGAGATTGGTGAGACAGGACCACAATATGGAAACATGAAACTGGTGCCTGTTAGCGCTAGACATGGCGCAGGATTACCCGCTGGTGATTATATCAACCTGCATTTTATTGGAGAGTGTGGTCGTATTCGCGAAGGCGAAACGCGACTTGGATTACAACGTACTGCTGAAAAGAAAAAGCCAGCGCAAGACGTGGACAATATCCCATTTGGAGACGATGATGTACAGCCAAGCACTGGTGAACCAGATAACGGATGAATGCTGTGAGTCTATCGAAGACCTGCTGACTGAACTGCAAGTAACTTATACTCGCAGCAATAGAAGGTTGTTCGGTCCATGTCCAGTACATGGTGGAGATAATCCAGCGGCATGGAATCTATATCCAGAAGGTGATACAGTACGTGGTATTTGGGGTTGTCATACTCGTAACTGTGAAAAGAAGTGGAGAAAAACCCTGGTAGGTTTTGTTCACGCCATGTTGTCTAAACAACACAGCGATGAAATTCCTTGGACTTATGCTGTAGATTGGATGGCTAAGTTTCTTGGATACAAAAGTCTGGCCGACGTACCTGTACCAGACGCGGCAACGCTTGAGCGTCAAAAGTTCAACAACATGACTCGACGACTAAATGCCAGACCGAAAACTATTGCAGAACGTGTATGGACACCAGATGTGTACCGCAAAAACGTAGAAATTCCTTCACCTTATTACATTGGCCGTAACTACAGTGAAGAAATACTAGCGCGTTATGATGTTGGTTACTCAGAAAAAACTAATAGGTCTGTAGCACCAATTTATAACACGGCGTATGACACAATTATTGGTATGACAGCCAGAACACATTGGGGGCAATGCAAGAAGTGTAGTTGGTATCATGACCCAGACACGTCATGCCCAGAGCGTATTGCAGACCAAATCAACGCATGTAAGTGGAAAAATTCTCCAGGCTTTGAGTGTGCCCACCACCTATATAACCTGTGGTTTGCCAGACAACATATTATGGACAGCAGCACGATGGTGCTTGTGGAAGGCCCCGGTGATGTGTGGAGATTAGAAGATGCTGGTATTAAGAACAGTGTGGCCATCTTTGGTTCCTCGCTTACCGACGAACAACTAATGCTCATTGAATCAGCATGGTGTATGAATGTAGTTGTGATTATGGATAATGACGATGCTGGTAAAGAAGCCGCTGCCGAAATTAAAAAACAGCTACAACGTAGCCATAGAATATACTTTCCAACATTAAACGCAGATGATGTTGGAGAGTTGCAAACCGACCAAGTGACTGATGACATATATCCAGTCTTAGAACAAATACAGGAATTTAATCGAGGAGTAGGTGTGAAATAGAGTTCAATGAGTCAACCCATTTAGTTGGGTTTCATATCCTTACTCTATTTGACGCAGGTTTTTATGCACGGAGTTCACCATGTCAGTCTGTTTGTTCAGATTTCAGAATCCTATTCCGTGTTTTTATTACATATGGGGTTCAGAGTGTTAGTCGGTTTGTTCCGATTTCAAATACTCACCCCATTTTCAAAGGAGAAAACGATGCAAAAAGTAATTATGGATTTTGGTCAGAACTCGGCAATGTTATTTAATGCAACTACAAACACCATATGGACACTCAAAGACAAAGCGGATATATTAGATTTGCCAAATAGTCTTGTGTCTGGCACGCGCTTGATTGTCGAGAATGCCCACATGGGTGTTCCAAAGCGCAAATATTCCAAGGCACAGTGGTTTACGGCGGAAGAACTGTTGTCATTCTATAAGTTGTGTGCAGACAAAAATGTAGTTCTGTTGTTATTCCCAGAGCAACAAACCAACCGAGCGCGTAATTATGCTGGGCTTGACAAAAACGACGAGAATGATTTACGAGCCATACATAAATTCACAGAAGAATGTACGGTCTCCTATAGAAAACCTCCTACTACATTTGAACCAGACCCAGTGCGCGAAGAAGGTTATGTTTTCAAGGCTGAAACAAACAACATATTGAACATTACTAGGGGTTTGGGTGGTGATGGATACTTTTTAGACGACAATATGCTGTCACAATTTTTGATTGAAAACTTAAATACAATTTGTGAGAATTTATCCGACGATACTAAGACAGCATTTAGATTGACGGATAGCAGCAAATATAAAATAGGAGATAGAGCTGGACAATTCAATCTACAAAAAGTATGTTTTTCTCAAATATATTCTGTTGCGTCAACACTAATGGCTTACGATGGAACAATGCGAATAAGAAACTCTACTGGTGAGTTACCAGGATGGGGATTTGTTAAAAAACACATTTTATGTATGTCACCTCATCACCTACGTGGTGGAGTAGCAAGAAGCAACTTGTACTATCATGGAATGAGACATTATATTGCAAATCAAATGGACTGTGATGAGATTAGTCGTAAGGAAGTTTTGAAGAAAAAACGCGGTCGTAAACGTGATGCAAACAACATTATAGTACCAGATTCAGATTTTACCAAAGAACAAGAACAACAATTTTTGTCGCACCGAAGCAAATATGCGCGGTCAATAAAAGAGTTGTTTGTAGTTATAAAAGATACTATACAAAACTCAAAAAGTCAACTTGTTTAATCAAGTTTCACAGCCTTGTTTTGTATGTATGTTTTTGGATACGTAGTTCAATAGCTCAATTTGTTAATTCAAATTTCACTTTGTCACTCGTATCCTTTCTAATTCACAGCGCACGTAGTTCACTGACTCAGTTTGTTAATTCAAATTTCACTACGTCACTCGTGCGCATTTTCACACATAACCTTTTTATGGAGTATATCAATGACTAAAATACTTGGACTATCAGGAAAGAAACAGAGCGGCAAAACCACAGCCTCCAATTGGATTATAGGCGAACAAATGGTATCTGTCGATATGGTGTCGTACAGAAAAATTAGCACACATGGCGAACTCATAGTTCCTTGTGTTGGCGAAAATGGAGAGCTTATCGAAGGCGCGTTTGACCCAACCAGTAAAGACCCACATATACAAAACCTGATGGCACAGTATGTTTGGCCCGTGTGTAAACTATACTCATTTGCAGACATTCTCAAAATGTCAGCCTGTGCTATCTTTGGTCTAGAGTATGAGCAGGTAAATGGCACTAATGAGCAAAAGGGTGCGCCCACTAAGTTTGGGTGGGACCAATTTGACCCATTCTTGTTAGATAGTACGCGCCAGAAAATTAAAGAAGAGGGCTCATGGAAGAAACCAATGAGCGGTCGCAACATCCTACAGGTCATGGGCACAGACATTTTCCGCACCATATATGGTGACGTATGGGTAGATGCGTGTCTCAAAAACATCGAAGATGATGGGTCAGAGCTAGCTGTCATCACTGACTGTAGGTTCCCGAACGAAGTGAGGGGCATTCAAAACGCTGGTGGTAAAGTCATCAGACTCCTACGCTCTCCATTTGCTGGACAAGACGAGCACGAGAGCGAGACTGCATTGGACGATTTCCCACACTCTGAATATGACTACGTATGTGACAATACGAACATGACTATTGGAGAACAAAACAAAGACGTTACATTAAAGATGCGTGAGTGGGGTTATGATGCTTGGAAGTGGTGTACCGCTGATGATTTGCCAAACCAGAAGGGGTAATTACTGACCGAAAACATATATTTGGTGTATATTATTGGTAGTCAATCACATTAAGGAGAGCCAATATGTCACTAAAAACAACATTAACTAAAGAATTTTTGTCAAACCACTATATTCGACAACAAAAATCCACTAGGGAAATTGCTGCGGAAGTTGGGTGTTCAAAAACGTCTGTTTTATTAGCATTACAACAACATAATATATCGCCAAGAGCACATAGTAGATTAAACAAACCAAATAAAAAAAGAAATTTGGTTGGATTAATTACTGATAGTTGTTGGTTTAGGATTCAAGATGGGGCAAAACGCAGAAATCTTATGTTTGCTATAACAAAAGAGTATGCATGGTTATTATTTCAACAGCAAAAAGGTATTTGCGCTTTATCTGGTCGGATATTACAATTTGCCATAACGGAAAGCAATATCAATAAACATACACAAACTGCATCATTAGATAGAATAGATTCGTCTAAAGGATATGTTGAAGGCAATGTTCAATGGATACACAAGGATGTACAAAAAATGAAAATGGATTTCCAACAAGATGAATTTATTAGATTATGCACATCAATAGCCAATGTCAATAGAAAGTAATAATATGGCAATACCAGTTACGTTTTTTAGAAGCTCATCTTATAATTGTTGGTCAGTATGTCAACAGCAATATATGCTAACATATGTGCTTGGCAAACCATCTCCGTCTGGTAAGAAAGCTGAGATGGGTACAATCTTACACAAGGTTATGGAGTGTTTAGCTCATGGCAAAAAAGCGTTGCAAGACAATGAAAAACATTTCGTGGACGAAGTTATGGGCAAAGTGTCCATCTCTCCTGAAAAGTTAGAAGACCCTCAATTTGTTGAGTGGCTCTTTGAGAAGTCGTTTGAATACTACACAGCGCCAGACAAAAGTATCCACGAATACTCCGCTCGGGATAAAGGTGATGTGTGGGAATGGTCGTGTCAAACTCTAGAGTATTACGACGGTATGTTTGACCCGCGCAAGCGAAAGATTGTAGAGGCTGAGCCACATTTTGACTTACCAATTATGGAGCCGTGGGCTGAGTACGAGTATAAGATGCCAGACGGCAGCACGTTAGAGGGACGACTACATGTCAAGGGCACGATTGACCTCGTAACAGAGATAGACCCAACCTTCTACGAAGTAATCGACTGGAAGAGTGGCAAGTGTGTCAACTGGGCTACTGGCGAAGACAAACACTATCATGACTTTTGCGCTGACCCACAGCTTAGTATATATCATTGGGCGCTAACACAGATGTATCCCGACGTGGAAACATTTGCTATGACCATCAACTATGTGCGCACAGCGGGTCCGTTCACGCTATCGTATGGTCCAGAAAACATAGAAACGACCATGAAGATGCTGCGCAAACGCTTTGAAACTATCAAACATAATGTTCGTCCAAAGCTCAAATCCTCAAGTAATAAGCATTGGTTCTGCAAATACGTGTGTTG